GTGGGCGCCCGGCCCGGCTTCATCGTCGCCGGCCTGCTGCTCGGCGTCGCGGCCGGCGCGGGCGGGACGGCCTGGCTCGGGGCGGGTTTCTGGCGGGCGACGGACCTTGCCGGACTGGTGGGCGGCATCTGGCTCGACGCGCTCCGGATGACGATCGTCCCGCTCGTCTTCGCGCTGGTCGTGACCGGCATGGCGAGCGCGAGCGCGACGCTGCAGGCCGGCGGCATCGCCGCGCGGGCGCTCGGCCTGTTCGTGCTGCTGCTGCTCGGCGCGGCGGTGGTGACGGCGCTGATGGTGCCGCCGATGCTGAGCCTCTGGGCGCCGGCGCCGGGCGCGCTCGACGCGCTGCGCGCGGAGGCGGGCGCGGCGCCGGACGTGCCGCCCGCGGTCGCGGGGCTGCGGGGGCTGGTCCCGACCAACATCGTCGCCGCCGCCGCGAGCGACGCGATCGTTCCGCTGGTGCTGTTCGCCCTGCTGCTGGGCCTTGCCCTGACCCGCATCCCGCACGCGCGGCGGTCGGTGCTGCTGGAGCTCTTCCACGGCCTTGCCGACGCGATGCTGGTGATCGTCGGCTGGGTGCTGGTGGCGGCGCCCGTCGGCGTGTTCGCGCTGGCGCTGGTGGCCGGCGCGACGCTCGGCATCGGCGCCGGCGCGGCGCTGCTCCATTATATCGGCATGCAGATCGCGGTCGCGCTGGTGCTGATCCTGCTCATGTATCTGCTGGTCGCGGCCGCCGGGCGGATGTCGCCGCTGCGCTTCGCGAGGGCGGCGCTGCCGGCCCAGGCGGTGGCGTTCAGCACCCAGTCCTCGCTCGCCTCGCTGCCGCCGATGGTCGCCGCGGCGGAGCGGCTCGAGCTGCCGGAGCGGGTCAGCTCGCTGGTCCTGCCGCTCGCCGTCGCGACCTTCAAGATCGCGGCGCCGCTGGTGGCGCTGACCGTCGCGCTGACGCTCGCCCACGTCGCCCAGATCGAGGTCGGGCCGGGCCGGCTGCTCGTCGCGGTCCTGCTGGCGGCGGTGAGCACGCTCGCGGTCGTCGGCCTGCCCGGACAGGTGAGCTTCTTCGCGGCCAACGCCCCGGCGGCGCTGGCGATCGGCGCCCCGATCGAGCTCCTGCCGCTGCTGCTCGCGGTCGACACGATCCCCGACATGATCCGCACCGTCGCCAACGTGACCGCCGACATGGCCGCGACCGTGCTGGTCGCGGCGCGCACGCCGGCGGACGGGAGCGGGGAGCCGGGGCGGCGGGACTAGCAGCGCGCGGCCGCGCTCAGCTGGTCTTCTCGAAGGCGAGGCTGATGAAGGCGAGGGCGATGCCCGACGCGATGAAAGCGGCTAACATGACTGGACCCCAACGCAAAGCGAATCGCCGGCCACATAGCAGGAGCGGGCCCGGCGATGCCAGCCTTTCGTGCGATTCGCCGCCGCCGCCGCGGCACCGCCCGTATTTTCAAGCGTTTAGCGAGGCAAAGCTTGGATATTCAACAGGATTGCGCCGCACCAATGCCGGAATTTCGGCTGCTCTACCTTCGGGCCAACCGGCTCGAGAAGTGGGAAATCTTCGAAGCCGAGGACGCGATCTCGGCCGTGCACATGGCCGCGCGCAAGCCGAGCGACGACATCGTCGAGCTCTGGTCCGGCGACGGCAAGATCGCGATCTTCAAGCCGGTCGGCCAGCACCGCGCCGCCTGAGCGAGGCTCCCTGTCCCGGCCCGGTCCGTCCGGAAATGACGGTGGAAGTCGAGGGTCCGGAGCATCCCGCTCAGCGGACGGCGGGGGAGGTGCCGCGGGCGGCGAGGGCGGCGCGGACCGCCGCCTGGAGCTCGGCCGGCTGGATCGGCTTCCTCACCACGGCGGCGCCGGGCACCCGGTCCTCGATCTCCTGCGGGTAGCCGGTGATGAACACGACCGGGATGTTCGCCCCGGCGCAGATCGCCTCGACCGCGCGGACGCCGTCGCCCGGCAGCAGCCGGGCATCGGCCGTGATCAGGTCGAACTTCTGCTCGGCGGCGCCAAGGACGGCGCTGTCCTCCGAGCGGGCGAAGCTGAAGCGGCTGAAGCCGAGCTCGCCCAACATGTCCTGGACGGACTGGCTGATCAGATAATCGTCTTCGATGATATAGGCGTGCATCCGTTTCGATACTCGTGCGGAGCCATGAGGCGGTTCTGGCGACATGCTCCCTATGTCGGCTGCACGACAGATGGCAATGCCAGGCCGCGGCCGCGGGAGACAAGCCGAACAACCGGCGGCGCTCGCCATGGTTGCGGGGCGGCGGGCGGGACCGTGCCGAAAAGGGGACGGCGGGCGCCGCCCGGGGCGGTCAGTGCCGCGCCGCCGCCGCGCGCTTGCCGGGCTCGACGAACAGCCGGCCGGGAAGGATCTCGAAGCTCGGATCGAACTCGGCATAGTTGCAGAGCAGCTCCTCGCCCGCGGCGACGTCGCGGATCGTGTAGCCCGCGTCGGGATCGGAGAAGATCGTGTTGGGCGCGGCCGAATGATTCATGAAGCGGCCATTGTCGAGCTCCACGATCAGCCGCTCGGGATCGTGCGGATAGGGATAGGAATAACGCTCGACGAACTGCTGGAAGAGCGGCGGCAGCGCCGCCAGCTCGGACTTGGGGATGAGCCGGTCGAGCGTGGGCGCGAGCTGCCAGATGAGGGTGCCGGCGGCAATCGGCTCCGCCGCGAACACGCCGACTCCTTCGATCGGGGAGGGGGCGACGTAGGTCGGAACGAGCATCATGCGCGCAAGGCCTCTATTCTGAGCGAAAGTCAGGGCGGCAACGTTTCATATCGCAAATGTCTCCGGCCCGCCGCCCGGGCGCGGGAAGGCCGCCCGCGCTCCTTCGTGTCGAACCCATATGGAGAATATGCTTGACAGCGTGACGCTGATATGGCACCTGAAAGTCATGCTCGACAATTGCGAGTCGGCCCCGGCGGGGCGGGCGCGCCGGAGCGGAGCGACATCACCAGGTCCGGGCGCCGCGAGGCGCGCCGGAGCGGAGCGACATCACCAGGTCCGGGCGCCGCGAGGCGCGCCGGAGCGGAGCGACATCACCAGGGCCGGGCGCCGCGAGGCGCGCCGGCCTTTTTGCTGGAGGGGAGTAGAATGGCGAAGGGCAAGGAGAAGCTGGAGCTTCGGGGCGGCAGCAGGCCGCGCATGACGCGCGCGGGGCGGAGGAGCTTCACGCTGGCCAGGCAGGAGCGGTTCCTCGGCGCCCTGGCGGCGACCTGCAACGTCGCCGCCGCCTGCCGCTCGGCGCGGGTGGGCAGGACCACGGTCGACACCCATCGCCGCAAGAATGCGGCGTTCCGCGCCCGCTGGGCCGAAGCGGTCAGCGACGCCTATGGCCGGCTCGAGCTGGTCATGCTGGAGCGGATGATGAACGGCACGGTGACGACCCGCACCCGCGCCGACGGATCGGTCGACAAGGTCCATCAATATCCGAACGCGATCGCGCTGCAGCTGCTGCGGCTGCACCGGGCGGGCGCGGCCGAGGCGGCGGTGGAGCACGACCCGGTCGACATCGAGGAGGTGCGCGAGCGGCTCCTCCGGCGGATCGAACGGCTGCAGGCGCGCGCGGCGGCCGCGAAGGGCGCGCCGGCGGCGGCCCCGGAGACGGGCGGATGAAGCCGCCGCGGGAGTTCGGCCGGGTCACGCCGGTCCTGATCCGCCTTTCGCTGGACGAGGTGCGGGCGCTGATCGCCAGGATGAGCCCGGCCGACCTGCTCGCCTGGGACGCCGATTTCGAGAGCTGGGTGCAGCAGGGCCAGATCGAGCCGGCGGACGAGGGCTGGCGCACCTGGCTGATGATGGCCGGGCGCGGCTACGGCAAGACCCGCGCCGGGGCGGAGTGGATCACCCGCCTGGCGGCAGGGCGCGGCGCGGTGCGGATCGCGCTGGTCGGCGCGACCGACGCCGAGGTCCGCAAGGTGATGATCGAGGGCGAGAGCGGCCTGCTCGCGGTCGGCACGCGCTACGGCCGGCGGCCGGCCTGGGAGCCGGGCCTCGGCCGGCTGCGCTGGCCCGGCGGAAGCATCGCCGACGTCTTTTCGGCCGAGGCGCCGGAGCGGCTGCGCGGACCGCAGCATCATTTCGCCTGGTGCGACGAGCTCGCCAAGTGGGCCAGTCCGGAGGCGACCTGGGACAATCTGCAGATGACGCTGCGGGCCGGGGTGAGGCCGCGCACGCTGGTGACGACGACGCCGCGGGCGATCCCGCTGCTGAAGCGGATCGAGGCCCAGCCGTGGACGGTGAGGACAGGCGGGCGGAGCGCCGACAATGCGACGCTTCCGCCCTCCTTCCTGGACATGATGGCGGCGACCTATGGCGGCACGCGGCTCGGCCGGCAGGAGCTGGACGGCGAGCTGGTCGAGGATCTGGACGGCGCGCTGTGGACGCGCGCGCTGATCGAGCAGTGCCGGGTGCCGCCGATCCTTGCCGGGACGGGGCGCCTCCGCCCGGCTGGCCGGGCTCCCGGCGGGACCGGGGCGGTGCCCGGCCGGCATTCCCGGTCCGGGGAGGAGCTGGTGCGGGTCGTCGTCGGCGTCGATCCGCCGGCCACGGCGGCGGGCGATGCGTGCGGGATCGTGGTCTGCGCGCTCGGCGCCGACGGGCTCGGCTATGTGCTCGCCGACCGCAGCGCCGGCGGGCTTTCGCCCGAGGGCTGGGCGGGGCGGGTGGCGGCGACCGCCGAGGCCTGGGGCGCCGAGCGGGTGGCGGTGGAGAACAACCAGGGCGGCGAGATGGTCGAGAGCGTGCTCCGGGCGGTCGACCCGGCGCTGCCGGTGCGGCCGGTCCGCGCCCGCTACGGCAAGAGCCAGCGCGCCGAGCCGGTGGCGATCCTGTTCGAGCGTGGCCGGGCGCGCTTCGCCGGCGCCTTTCCGGAGCTGGAGGACGAGCTGGCCGGCATGACGACCGGCGGCGCCTATCTGGGGCCGGGCCGCAGCCCCGACCGCGCCGACGCGATGGTGTGGGCGCTGACCGAGCTGATGCTTGGCAAGGAACGCGCCGAGCCGCGCATCAGGCGGCTGTGAGGGGGGCGAGTGGGGCGGGGCCGCGCGAGGCGTGCCGCCGGGCTGTCGTCATGCCGGGCCGCTTCGAAATCGACGAAATGGCCCGGCGCCGAAGCCCCGCGGACCTCTTAACACGGGACCGCGAACCCCCAGTTTCATTGTCAACGTTATCGCTGACGTGTTACACTGCATCCAGCAGAGAGGTTGATCGATGGCCGGTACCCTCGAGGAAATCGTTTCCCAAACTGTTCGAGAGCGGTTTCCCGACGCGAAGATCGACAGCATCAAAGTTGATGCGGACAAGGACAGCGATGGTGATCCCATTCTGCGCATCACCGTGGTTTTCGACTCCGAGATCGCTGACGTCCAATCCCGCAAACTGGCGGGACTGGCGCGTCATATGCGTCCGAGATTGGAAGAACGGAAGGAAGCCGGCTTCCCGATCTTTCGTTTCATGACCAAGCGCGACAGCGAACGCCTGAGGCATGCAGCCGCTTGATCTAATCACGTCGGCCAACATCCTGGTCGGATCGTGTAAGGGGAAGCCGTCGCAAGTCAGCCTGAGGCGCGCCACCAGCTCCGCTTACTATGCGATGTTTCACTGCCTCGCGCGGAACTGCGCGGACCTTCTTGTCGGCGGGACGAACGCCCTGCGAAGCAAGCATGCATGGCGGCAGACTTACCGGGCCCTAGAGCACGGTTTTGCGAAGGCCGCCTGCAAGGACCGGATCGTCGCCAAGTTCCCCAAGGCGGTGGAGGATTTCGCGAACAACTTCGTCTCGTTGCAGGAGAAGCGTCACGCGGCCGATTACGACCCCTCTATCAAGCTGACGAAATCCGAGGTGATCGCGGACATCGCAGCGGCGGAAGAGGCGATCATCGAGTTTTCGAAGGTGCCGATCAAGGACCGTAGAGCCTTCGCCGCACACGTGTTGTTCAAGAAGCGCCCAGCCTGATTCGGATTGAGACACCAGCCGATCTTCGCACTCTCGATGCTCGTCCGTCCGGGGCGACGGCGGCGAGGGGGTGGCGGGCCGGGGGCCGCTATTTCTGGTTGGCGAGCTTGTCCATCGCGCTTTCCAGCCGTTCGACGGCGGACGTGCGGTAGGCCGCCTCGGCCTTGGCCCTGAGGCGGGCGCTGATCGCGTGGAGAGCGGCGGCGTCGCCGCGGAAAAGGGGCGAGGTCGCAGCGTTGCGCGCCAAGAGGGCGAAACCCTCGGCCAGATCCCAGATCGTGTCGGCCTGCGTCCCGGAAACCTTGCTCATCGCCATTCGCCCGCCTTTCCCACAAGGCCGGCGACATAGCCGGTCGCCCAGGGCGCGGCAAAGGAGATATGCCGGAAAAGAAAAAGCCCCGGCCGGAGCCGGGGCTTCGTGGTGATCCGGGGGGGGGGGGAGGATCACCAAGGGGGGGCATGGTTAAGAACGTCAAGCACCTGAATCGGTTCCCAAAAAAGTACCCAGAAAAAAATACGGGTCCCGATAGGGCGCGGCGGCGGGCGGATCGGCAGGGGGCGGGGCGGGCGGTCGCGGCCTCGCGGGGACAGGCCGGGGTGGGGCGCCGGGAGCGAGGGTTCAGGTCCTGGCGGCGACCTCCGCCCGGCGGGCCTCGTCGAAGCATTTGCGCAGCTGCCGGCGGATGAGGCTGCCGCTCAGATGAGCGGCGACGGAGGCGAAGCCCTCGCGCTTCAACTGCGTTTCGAGTTCCTGGACGGACCGGCAGGTGCCGGACCGGGCGAGATCAAAGGCGCGTTCGATGATGGTCATCGCCCCTTTGTGCTCCGGTGCGGCCGATACTCAACAACATAAATCACGACGGCGGCACGGCGCAGGCGGCACGCACTCGATACCTGAACCAAAAAGGTAAAACGTGCTTGACAGCGTGACGCTGATGTGGCACTAAATAGTCAGGCTGGAGGCTTGCGAGTCGAGCGGGGCCGGTTCTTCTGGAGAGGCTGATGAAGTGGTTCGGACGCAAGGGCGTCCGTCGGGGCGATGCCCTGGCGGGGGCCCGGGGCGCCCGTCAAAGTGGTACTTTGACGGGAACCCAGCACAAGGCCGCGCGGGTCGCCGCGCGGCCTTTTCTGTTGCGCGGATGGGCCCCGCCGGGCGCCGGCGAGGCGCCGCGCGGCTACGAGGCGCAGGTGCGCGACGCCTATCTCGCCAACCCGGTGGCGCAGCGCGCGGCGCGGCTGGTGGCCGAAGGAGTCGCGTCGGCGGCCGTCTATGCGGATGCGGGCGGCGGCACGGCCGCGCCCGCGGCCGGCACACGCAAGCGGGCGGCGGCCGGCGGCGACGACGGGGGAGCGGCCGCGCCGGTGCCGGCGCGGATCGTGCCGGCGCCGCTGCTGGAGGCGGCCGCGACGCAGCTGCTGCTGCACGGCAATGCCTTCGTGCAGATCGTGCAGGACGCGGACGGCGCGCCGGCCGAGCTGTTCGCGCTCAGGCCCGAGCGGGTGAGCGTGGAGGCGGACGCGGCGGGCTGGCCGGCCGCCTATGTCTACAAAGCGGGCGCGGCCAAGACCCGGCTGCCGGTGCGCGACGGGCTCGGGCGGCCGAGCCTCGTGCACCTCAAAATGACCCACCCGCTCGACGACCATTATGGGTTGGGCTGCCTCGGCGCGGCGGCGGGGGCGGTGGCGACCCACAATGCGGCGACGCGCTGGAACGCGGCGCTGCTCGACAATGCCGCGCGGCCGTCGGGCGCCCTGGTCCATGCGCCGGAGGACGGGGCGACGATGTCGGCCGAGCAGTTCGAGCGGCTGACCGCGGAGCTGGACGAGAGCTTCACGGGCACGGCCAATGCCGGGCGGCCGATGCTGCTCGAGGGCGGCATGCGCTGGCAGGCGATCAGCCTGACGCCCGCGGAGATGGATTTCGCCGGGCTGAAGGCGGCGGCGGCGCGCGACATCGCGCTCGCCTTCGGCGTGCCGCCGATGCTGCTCGGGCTGCCGGGCGATGCGACCTACGCCAATTACCGGGAGGCGAACCGGGCGCTGTGGCGGCTGACCATCCTGCCGCTCGCCGACAAGATCCTGGGCGGGATCTCGGCCGGCCTCGCGGCCTGGTGGCCGGGGGTGCGGCTGCGGGTCGACGTCGACCAGGTGACGGCGCTGGCCGAGGATCGCGAGCGGCTGTGGGGGCAGGTGAGCGCCGCCGCGTTCCTCAGCGATGCGGAGAAGCGCGAGATGCTGGGCTTCGGCCCGGCGCCATCCGCGTAGCTCGTCGTCCCGGCGAGGCCGGGATCCCGGGACAGGAAGCAATGCCGGGTCCGTTCAAGGAGCCGGCTTCGGGTCCCCGCACACGAGCGTGCGGGGGGTGATGGAGGGCAACATGACCGATCAGAATATGTCGATGCTGGCCTTGCTCGTCGCGCAGGCGGAGGGGCAGGGGGCGGACCTCGTCACCCTTCGCGCGCTGATCGAGGAGGCGAGCGGGATGGGGGCGGAGCGGGCGCTGGGCGCGCTGGGGCTGAAGGACGCCCGCGCGCGGCGCGACATGGACGAGCTGCGCGAGCTGCTGCAGGCCTGGCGCGACGCCAAGAAGTCGGCCTGGCAGGCGGTGGTGAACTGGGCGATGCGGATCGGGCTGGCGGCGCTGCTGGTCGGCATGGCGGTGAAGCTGGGCCTCAAGGACCTGCTGCCATGAGGTGCGCGGGCTATGCGGGATGTCGCATCAACGTGGTACTTTCATGCGGAAGCGGGCGCGCCCGGCGCGCCACCGACCCCTCGGTCCCCGGCCCGGGAAGGAGGGGAAGGCGATGAGGTTCGCGGGCTATGCGGCGGTGTTCGACCGGGTCGACCGGGGCGGCGACGTGGTCCGCGCCGGCGCGTTCGCGCGGGCGGTGCGGCGGGGCCCGGCCCCGCTGCCGCTGCTCTGGCAGCACCAGCCGGGGCGGCCGATCGGGCGGATCGAATATTTGCAGGAGGACAGGCGCGGCCTGCGCGTGATCGCGCGGCTTTCGGACGGCGGCGCGGCGCGCGAGGCGGCGGCGCTGCTGAAGGCCGGGGCGGTGCGGGGGCTGAGCTTCGGCTACCGCGTGCGGGAGGCGCGCGGCACCGCGCCGCGCGAGCTGATCGACCTCGAACTGGTCGAGGTGAGCCTCGTCAGCTTTCCGATGCAGCCGCGGGCGCGGGTGCATGCCGTGGACAAGGGCTGAGGTGCAGACATCGAGCGATGGCGACGAGCTGTGCATGAATTCAACGGGAGAGAGCGAATGTACGAAGTGAAGCAGGATAGACTGGAGGCGTCGTTCGAGCCGCTGGAGCGGCAGGACGAGGAGGTGGCGCGGCTCCGCGAGGAACTGGCGCAGCTGCGCGGCCGGATGGACGCGCAGGCGGTGGCGGCGGCGCGGCCGGCGCTGAGCGGCGCGACGGCGCAGCGGTCGGCGTTCGTGGACGATTATCTGAGGAAGGGGCTGGAGACGGGAGTCGAGCTGAAGGCGCTGGCCGGCACCAGCGACGCCGCGGGCGGCTATGCGGTGCCCGAGGAACTCGACGCCCGGATCGACGGCACGCTGACCGCGATCTCGCCGATCCGGGCGATCGCCAATGTCGTCAAGGTCGGCTCGGCCGGCTATCGCAAGCTGGTGACGACGGGCGGCACGCCGTCGGGCTGGGTGTCGGAGGTTGCCGGGCGGCCGGAGACCGAGACGCCGCTGTTCCGCGAGATCGCGCCGCCGTCCGGCGAGCTCTACGCCAATCCGGCGGCGAGCCAGGCGATGCTCGACGATGCCGCGTTCGACGTGGAAGGCTGGCTCACCGGCGAGATCGCGACCGAGTTCGCGCGGGCGGAAGGGGCCGCATTCGTGCTCGGCTCGGGGATCGACCGGCCGAAGGGCTTCCTCACCGCGCCGATCTCGATGTCGTTCGACGGGGTGCGGCCGTTCGGGACGCTGCAATATGTGACGAGCGGGGCGGCGGGCGGCTTTGCCGCGACCGCTCCGCAGGACCGGCTGGTCGACCTGGTCCAGGCGCTGCGGCCTCCCTATCGCCAGGGCGCGGTGTTCGTGATGAACTCGGCGACGGCGGCGCGGATCCGGAAGTTCAAGACCTCGGACGGCGCGTTCCTGTGGCAGCCGGGCCTGGTGGCGGGACAGCCGGACACGTTGCTCGGCTATCCGGTGGTGGAGGCGGAGGACATGCCCGACGTGGCGGCGGACTCGCTGTCGATCGCGTTCGGCAACTTCAAGGCGGGCTATCTGATCGCCGAGCGCACGGAAACGCAGATCCTGCGCGATCCCTATACCCACAAGCCGTTCGTGCATTTCTACGCGACCAAGCGGATCGGCGGGCAGGTGGCGAATTCGGAAGCGATCAAGCTGATGAAGTTCGCGGCGTGATGTGAAGTGACACTGGCCGCGAGACATCTCGGCTGGTGTCACCCTCACCCAGCTCCGCCTAGGCTCGCCCAAGAGGCTCGCCAAGGCTGCGCAACCCTCCTCCCCCAAAGGAGAGGGGCGCTCGTACAGCGCAAGAGGACCAAGAACATGGCATCAGTGTTGGAAGCGCCGGCGCTCGGGGCAGCGGCGGCGGAGGCAAGGGCGTATCTGCGGGTCGAGGGCGGGCATGAGGATGCGCTCGTCGAACGGCTGGCCGGGAGCGCCGCGGGGCTGTGCGAGGCGTTCGTCGGACAGTGGCTGGTCGGGCGGGAGGGGGCCGAGACGCTGCCGGTGCGCGGGTCCTGGCAGCGGCTGCGGGCCGTGCCGGTGACGGCGATCCTGGGCGTGGAGGCGATCGGCCCGACGGGCGGAGCGACGCCCTTGCCGGGCGGAGCCTATGAGGTCGACGTGGACGCGGCCGGCGCGGGCTGGGTGCGGATCCTCGATGCGGGCGAGGCGAAGCGGGTCCGGGTGCGGTTCGAGGCGGGCATGGCGGCCGACTGGGAGGGCCTGCCGGAGCCGCTGCGGCACGGCGTCGTGCGGCTGGCCGCCCATCTCTACACCCATCGCAGCGGAGAAGGCGGGGCGGGTCCGCCCGCGGCGGTGACGGCGCTCTGGCGGCCCTGGCGGCGGCTCGGCCTGGGAGGGCGGAGCCATGTTTGAGCGGCTGATCGAGCGGGGCCGCAGCGCCGGCGCCAGGCGAGCGGCGGCGAGGCTGCGCCGGATCGAGGCGGAGCTCGGGAGCGAGTTGCCGCGGGGCGTGGGCTGCGAAGCCGAGGGGGAGCGGATCGTGATCTTCGGGCGCGGGCTGCTGCGGCGCTATCTGCTCGACCAGTCGCTGCGCGCGTTGCTGGGGAGGCTCCGGTGAGCGCGTCCGGGGCGTTGCAGGCCGCAGCCGTCGCGGCGCTGCAGGGGGTGGCGGAACTGGGCCGCGTCTATGACGGGCAGCCGTTGCAGGCGGCCGTGCCCTATGCGGTGGTGGAGCCGGGACATGAGGCGGACTGGGGACATAAGAACGGGGCCGGGCGGGAGGTGCGGCTCGCGGTGACGATCCGGGACGAAGGCGAGCGGCCGGCGCGGCTGCGGCGGCTGATGGGGGAGGCGGAGGCGGCGCTGGCGGGGGTCTCGACGGTCGCGGGGTGGCAGCTGGTGACGATGCGCTTCCTGTCCAGCCGCGTGGCGAAGGATCGCCAGAGCGGCTGGATCGGCCTCGTCGAGTTCAGGGCGCGGCTGCTCGCGCTCCAGGCTGTATCGACATCCAGCGCTTGAAGGTGCTGGCCTAAGCTCCCTCTCCCCGAGGGGAGAGGGCTGGGGTGAGTGGTTTTGAGTCAGAGAGCGATCTCTGGCGCCGTGCCCCCTCACCCAACCCTCTCCCCCTTGGGGAGAGGGCTTTCAGGGCTGAATAGCGATACTAGCCCTGCGGCTTGGTCTCGAGCGCGGCGGGCGTGGCGGCGGGCGTCTCCATGGGCGCCTCGGCCGGCGTGCGCACGGCAAGGGTGCTGCGGTAGCGTTCCTTGGCGCTTTCCTGGAGGTCGGTGACCCAGTCCACGGCCGACTGCTCGGCTTCCTTGCGCGGGGTCTTCATGCCCACATAATGGGAGACGATCGCCGCCTTGAGCGCCGCTTCCTGCGGCCCGCAGGTGGCGCCGAGGGCCGCGTCGAACCTGGTCGCTTCGGCTTTGTCCTTGAGGCTCGTCTCGTGCAGCTTCGAAAGGCAGTCCGCATAGACCTTGCGGGGCTGCGCCATGCCGTCCGCGGCGACGAGCATGCCGATCAGTGCAAGTGAAATCATCCCGACCTCCCACTTACATTCATGTAGAGAATGAGGAGCTTATGTTATGAGCGCAGAAAAGGGTAGCGCCTTTCTCCTGAAGATCGGAAATGGCGCAAGTCCGCCCGTCTTCGGCACAGTTGCGGGGATGAGGACCACGCAATTGTCGATCAATGGCGAGGCAGTAAACATCACGTCGAAAGACTCGGGCGGGTGGCGCGAGCTGCTGTCGGGAGCCGGCGTGCGCTCGGTCTCGGTGGCCGGGAGCGGGATCTTCACCGGCTCCGGAGCGGAGGGGCGCCTGAAGGCGAACGCGCTGGGCGGGGCGATCGACGATTACGAGCTGAGCTTCGAGAGCGGCGAGCGGATGCGCGGGCGCTTCCTGGTGACGCGGCTCGACTATAGCGGCGACTATAATGGCGAGCGGAACTACAGCCTGAGCCTGGAGAGCTCCGGGCCGGTGGCGAGCCTGTAGGGTCGTTCGCACGCAAGGCGCGGACGAGCGGGCGCGGCGATGAGGCCGAGGCCGGCGTCCGGCGGCGTTGCCTGGAGGGCGAGCTTTGGCTCGCCGATCGGCAGAGGCGGCTGCGCGGGGAGCGACGCGGTGCGGGCGGGGCCCGGACCCTCGGCCTCTTCGCGCCTCAGCGCGCACCATATCAGGAGGAGAAAGGCGATGGGCGGGACAGGCGCGAATGCGGCGCGGGGGGAGGCGTCGCTGCTGGTCGGCGGCGAGGCGCTGGTGCTGCGGCCGAGCTTCGAGGCGCTGGTCGCGGCGGAGGAGGAATTGGGGCCGCTGTTCGCGCTCGTCGAGCGGGCGGCCGAAGGCGGACTGCGGTTCGGCGAGATGGCGGCCCTGTTCTGGCACTGCTCCGGCGGCCGGGTGCCGCGCGAGCGGATCGGGGCGGCGATCGCGGAATGCGGGCTGGCGGCGGTGACGCCGGTCTTGAAGCTGCTGCTCGTCCAGATCCTGCAGGGCCGTGGCTGAGTTCGCGGCCGCCGCCGCGCGGCTGGCGGGCCTGGCGGGGGCGCTGCTCGGCTGGCGGCCCGACGAGTTCTGGAGAGCGACGCCCGCCGAGCTGGCCGCGGTGCTGCACGCGCTTGGCGGCGAGGGCGCGGCGGCGGGTCCGGTCGATCTCGACGCACTGATGAGGATGTTCCCCGATGGATGAAGAGATCGAGCGGCTCGTGGTCAGCGTGCGGGCCGACACGGCGGCTTTTTCGCGCGACGTGGCCGAGATGCGGGCGAGCCTGGAAGGGCCGCTGGCGGCGGGCGCGGATCGCGCGGGACGGGCGCTGGAAGGCGCGCTGCTGCGGGCGGTGCGGACGGGCAAGTTCGGGTTCGAGGACCTGAAGCGGGTCGCGCTGTCGGCGATGGCGGAGATTGCGGCGGCGGCGCTTCGTGGACGCGATGGCAGCGGCGGCAATGGAGCCGGCGGCCTGATCGCGACGGCAGGGCAGTTGCTCGGCGCGCTGCTCGGCGCTCCGGGGCGGGCGACCGGCGGGCCGGTGTCGCCGGGTCGCGCCTATGTGGTGGGCGAGCGGGGGCCCGAGCTGTTCGTGCCCACCGCAAGCGGCCGGATCGAAACGGGGCATGGCGGCGCGCGGGACATCCGGATGAGCATCACGATCAATGCTCCTGCCGGCACAGAGCCGCAGGCGCTGGCCGCGTCCAGCCGGCAAGTGGCGCGGGCGGTGCGGGCGGCCCTGGTGCGGCTGGACGATTGAGGAGGGCGAACGATGGCGCATTGGCTGGCGCCGCCCGGCGCGGCGAAGACGTTCGGGCATCTGAAGCGGTTCGACGCGCGCTACTGGACGGTGAATTTCCCGCGGCCGATGATGGCGAGCGTGGTGACGACCGGCCCGCGGTCGCTGCGGGTGGACGCGGTCTTCTACAAGCAGGACGATCTGGCGGGGCTGATCTGGGAGGCCGAGGATCGCTTCGACCACCCGCTGCTCGGCTACGAGACGGCGCGCGATTTCCGGGAATGCCGGTTGCGGTTCCGCTGGCGAGGCTCCGGGCTGAGGCCGCTCGACGCGGTGGATGGGCCGACCCTGACCATCGAGGGGCGGGATGCGAACGGCCGGGCGCGCAGCTGGTATGTGCGGCTGTGGAACTATGCCAGCGGATCGCCCGAGGATGCCGCGGTGGAGCTGGACTTCGGTTCCGTGGACGGCGGGTTCCTGCTGCCCGGCGAGGCGGATCCGGTCTGGGCGGGCGATGTCGACCGGATGTTCATCTCGCTGGTGCCGCCGGGCTTCACGCGCGCCGATGCGCCGCTCGCCGCGCCGGCGGCGGGCTGGGCGGAGATCAGCGAGATCGCCTGCGACGGGCCGGGGTCGGTGCTGGCGATCGGGGATGCCATGGTGCCCGAGCATCGGCTTCGGATCGCCACGGGTTATGACGACCTCTATCACCTGACGCCGGCGCGGATGCTGCGCAACGCGATGCAGCTCGGCTATCGCGGGGCGATCAACCATTATGTCGGGATGAGCCATTATTTCCGGCTCGAGCCGAATTCGGGCGGCTTCTATGTGAGCCTTGCGGGCGGCGCGCTGAATGGGCCGTGCGCCGCCTGGCACCGGGATTTCTGCGCGAGGGCGAAGGCGCTCGGCTACGAGCCGATCCTGTCGCTCAGCTACGAGCTGCTCGACCAGCATTGCTGGGGCGACTGGAAGCAGCGCGCGGAGGACGGAAGTCCGGCGCTGACCGGCTGGGAGCCGCCCTCCGCGCTGCTCTCGCCGGCGCATGGCGGAGCGATGGGATATCTCCAGGCGGTGGCGCGCGCGTTCGCCGCGATCGCGCGGGACGCGGGGCTGCGGGTGCGCTTCCAGGTCGGCGAGCCCTGGTGGTGGGTGCGGGCCGATGGCCGCATCTGCATCTATGACGATGCGGCGCGCGCGGCGATCGCGCCGCCGCCGATCGCCGACGTGCGCGGCACGCTCGACGCGGCGCAGAAGCAGGCCCTCGACAAAGCGGGCGCGGTGCTGGCGGGCTCAACGGCGGCGCTGTGCGCGGCGGTGAAAGCCGAAGCTCCGGGCGCCGAGACCCTGCTGCTCGTCTATCTGCCGACCGTGCTGGAGGGGGCGGAGGTCAGGCGGGCGAACGTGCCGGCCGGCTGGGCGGCGCCGGCCTTCGACGTCCTGCAGCTCGAAGATTATGACTGGGTCACGGGCGGCGCTCCGAGCGGCCCGGGAGGCGGGGCGACCGCGGGCGCGGTGCGGGCGATGGCCGTCCGGCTCGGCTATCCGGTGGACCGGCAGCATTATTTCGCAGGCTTCGTGCTGCGGCCCGAGGACCGGCAGCAATGGCAGGCGATCGGCGCCGCGGCCGAACCGGCGCTGGGGCGCGGCACGAGACAGGTCTTCGTCTGGGCGCTGCCGCAGGTGCTGCGCGACGGGTTCACCTGGTTCGACGTGGGAGAAGAGGCGATGGACGCATTCGAGGATGTGCGCTTTCCGATCGCGATCGGGCGGGAGGCGAGCGTGGAGCCCGCCTTCTCGACCGCGGTCGTGACGACCGCCAACGGGTTCGAGCAGCGCAACAGCGACTGGGCCGAGGCGCGGCTGCGCTTCGATGCCGGACCGGGGGTCAGAGGCGAGGCGGAGCTGAGGGAACTGATCGCCTTCTTCCGCGCGCGGCGCGGCGCGGCGGTGGCGTTCCGCTTCACCGATCCGTTCGACGATGAGGCGGAGGACCAGCTGCTGGGCTTCGGCGACGGCGAGCGCACCGAGTTCCAGCTCGTCAAGCGCTACGGCCCTTCGACCGGCGCGGGACAGGTGCGCCGGATCACCCGTCCGGTGGCGGGCAGCGTGCGGCTGTTCCTGGCCGGGAGCGCGCGGCTGAGCGGGTGGGCGCTCGATCCCAAGGGCGTCGTGCGCTTCGAGACCGCTCCCGCCGCCGGTGCCGAGCTGCGGGCCAGCTTCCGCTTCGACGTGCCGGTGCGGTTCGCCGAGGACAGGCTGATGCTGAGCCGGGCGACGTTCGCGGCCGGCGAGGCGGCGAGCGTGCCGCTGATCGAGGTGAGGGAATGAGCATGGCGAGCTTTCTGGAGCCGGACCTCACCACCATCGCCCTTTGCTGGCGCATCGAGCGGCGGGACGGGGCGGCGATCGGGTTCACCACCCATGATCGCGACCTGCCGATCGGCGGTCTCGCTTACCGGGCGGCACCCGGCATGCTGCCCTCGGCCATCACGCTGTCGGACGGCTTCGATGCGGGCACGCTCGACATTGCGGGCGCGCTGACCAGCGCCGCGATCTCGGCCGCCGATCTTGCCGCCGGGCGGTGGGACGGCGCGTCGGTGACGATCTTCATGGTTGATTGGGAGCGGCCGGACGGCGCGCCGCTGCGGCTGGCCCGGGGCGAACTCGGCGACGTGGCGGCAAGCGGAGAGCGGTTCGAGGCGGAGCTGCGCGGGCCGACCGCCTTGCTCGACCGACCGGTGGTGGAGCAGACCTCGCCCGAATGCCGGGCCGAACTCGGCGACAAGAGGTGCCGGGTCGACATGGCCGGGCGGGTGCGGATGACGCGGGTCGTCGCGGTACCCGACGAGGAGAGCGTCGAGGTGGCGGACGCGTCGCCGGCGGCAAATGCCCATGGCTATGGCCGGCTGAGGTGGATTTCGGGTGCGAATAGCGGGCTCGAGAGCCCGATCGCGGCATCGGCGGGTGCGCGGCTGACTTTGCGCGAGCCGCCGCATTTCGCGCCGGCCGCGGGCGACCTGGTCGAGCTGCACGAGGGCTGCGACCGCCGGTTCGCCACCTGCCGGGCGCGGTTCGCCAATGCGGCGAACTTCCGCGGCGAGCCGCATCTGCCCGGAATGGACCTGCTGACCCGCTATCCAGGCGCCTGACATGGACGGAGAGGAGATTGCCGCGCGGGCGCGGGCGCTGGTCGGCGTGCGCTTCCGGCCGCAGGGGCGAAGCGCGAACGAGGGCGTCGATTGCGTCGGCCTGGCGGTGCTTGCGCTGGGTCTGGCGGCTGCGCCGCGCGATTACGTCCTGCGGGGCGGGAGCCTGGCGATGCTCGAGCAGGAACTGGCGAAGGCGGGCCTCCGGCGGGTCGGCGCCGGCCGGGCGGGGGATGTGCTGGTGATGCGCGCCGGCCCGGCCCAGCTCCATCTCGGCATCCTGACCGATGCGGGGCTCGTTCATGCCGATGCGGGGCTCCGGCGCGTGGTGGAGCGGCCCGGGGCGATCGAATGGCCGGTGCTGAGCCGGTGGCGACTGACGGAAGGAGGGGAATGATGGCGACGGTGGTGCTGACCGCGGTCGGAGCGGCCCTGGGCGGGCCGGCCGGTGCACTGATCGGAGCGGCCGCCGGGCAGGCGATCGACTCCTCCCTGTTCGCTCCGAAGGCGCGGCAGGGGCCGCGGCTGGGCGAGCTGGCCGTCCAGACCTCCTCCTATGGAACCGCCATTCCAAAGCTGTTCGGGACCTTGCGCGCGGCGGGAACGGTGATCTGGTCGACCGACATCATGGAGCGGCGCGGCAGCTCGGGCGGCGGCAAGGGCCGGCCCGGAACGGTCGAATATCGCTATTCCGCGTCGTTCGCGGTGGCGCTGTCGGGGCGGCCGATCCGGGAGGTGCGGCGCATCTGGGCGGACGGCAAGCTGCTCCGCGGCGCGGCCGGCGATTTCAAGACTGCGACCCGGTTCCGGCTCTATCGCGGCGGGGAGGATCAGCCGGTCGATCCGCTGATCGCGTCGGCAGAGGGCCAGGGCGGAGCGCCGGCCTATCGCGGCATCGCCTACGCGATGTTCGAGGATTTCGAGCTGGCCGATTACGGCAACCGGATCCCCTCGCTGACCTTCGAGGTCGAGGCGGACCCGGGGCCGGTCGCGATCGGTGCGGTCGCCGCCGAGCTCAGCGGCGGCTCGGTGCGCGCCGGCCGGACGCCGCGCCTGGGCGGCTATGCGGCGGGCGGGGACAGCGTGCGGGGCGCGATCGAGGCGCTGAGCGATGTCGTGCCGCTGTCGCTGATCGGGAGCGACGACGGCCTGCTAATCACGCTCGCGGCGGGGCCGGCGGTGGCGATCGCGTCGGACGAGACGGGCGCCGGCGCGGGCGGCGAGAGCGGGCGAAGCGAGTTCGTCCGCAAGGCCGCCGGTGCGGTGCCGGGTGAGGTGACGATCGCCTATCACGATCCGGCCCGCGACTATCAGACGGGCCTGCAGCGCGCCTCGCGGCCGGGCGCGGCGGCGCGGGCGGACCGGCGGTCGCTTCCGGCCGCGATCGGCGCGGGCGAAGCCAAGGCGTTCGCCGAGCAGCGGCTGGCCGCGATCGGCGCCGGACGGGCCACTGCCAAGCTGCATCTGGGCTGGCGGCGAGGCGGCCTCGGGCCGGGAACGATCGTCAGGATCGAAGGCGCGCCGGGCCTCTGGAAGGTCGAACGCTGGCGCCTCCAGGCGATGGTGGTCGGGCTGGAGCTGGTGCGAATCGCGGGCGAGGCGGCCGCCCGGGCGTCCGATCCGGGACGCCCGGTCGGGCAGGCCGACCGGCGGCACGGGCCGACGACGCTGCGACTGCTCGATCTGCCGCTCTACCAGCACGGCCCGCTCGACCGGCCGCAACTGCTGGTCGCCGCCGCCGGCGTGGAAGCGGGCTGGCGGCGGGCCGAATTGCTGGCAAGCTACGACGGCGGGGCGAGCTGGGAAGCGGCGGGCGCGACGGCGGCTCCGGCGGTGATGGGCTCGGCGCTGACGGCGTTGCCGCCCGGCGGTGCCGCATTGGTCGACGCGGCCGGGACGGTCGAGGTGCAGCTGCTCAACCGCGAGATGTGGCTGGAGGGGCGCGGCGACGCCGCGCTCGCGGCCGGCGCGAACCTGGCGCAGCTCGGCGACGAGCTGATCCAGTTCGGCGCCGCCGAGCCGCTCGGCGGGGGCCGCTTCCGGCTCTCGCGGCTGCTCAGGGGACGAATGGGCACCGAATGGGCCGCTCACGCGCACCGGGCGGGAGAAGACTTCCTGCTGATCGACCGGGCCGCGCTGACCCCGCTCCACCCGCCCGCTTCGGCGCTTGGCGGGGAGGTGCGGCTGCTCGCGATCGGACGCGAGGACGGCGAGGAGGGCGTGGCGGCGGGCCGGACGCTGGCCGGCGAAGCGCTGCGCCCGCCGGCGCCCGTCCATGTCCGGGCCGATCGTCGCCCGAACGGCGACATCGCCTGCAGCTGGGTCCGGCGCGGCCGGAGCGGCTGGGTCTGGACGGACGGCGGGGATCGGCTCGGCGAGGAGCGGGAGGCCTATCGTGCGACGCTCGCCGGCAGCGGCTTCAGCCGCCGCTTCGAACTCGACGCGCCGGCCCTTCTCTATCCCATGAGCGAGCAGATCGCGGACGGCGCGGCGGGGCCGGTGATCCTCGAGGTGGCGCAGATCGGAACCCACGGCCCGTCGCGACCGGCCACCCTTCGTTTCAACATCTGA